AGCTTGCCAACGAAGATGCCGCTCTCGACATCCGTGCCGCTGGCGCTCAGATGCTGACGCACCAACTGCTCATCGACCGTGAGATCAAGTGGGCTGACAGCTTCTTCAAGGCTTCGGTGTGGTCCACGGATTACACTGGTGTTGCTGGCACCCCGACGACCAACCAAGTCAAGCAGTGGTCGGACTATACGGCTTCGACCCCCATCGTTGACGTTACGACTGCGATGCGGACTGTCCAACTCAAGTCGGGTGGCTTCAAGCCGAACGTCATGGTTGTTGGCAAAGAAGTTCGTGATGTGCTCGTCAACCACCCGGACATCCTTGATCGTCTGAATGGTGGCGCAACGGTTACGAACACCGCTCTTGTCACGGATGCCAAGCTGGCTGAAATCTTTGGCGTGGAAGAGTTCCTCGTCATGGAGTCGGTCAAGAACACGGCGAAAGAGGGTGACACGGAGTCGAACTCGTTCATCGGTGGCAAGTCGGCTGCTCTCTACTACCGTCCCCGTTCGGCTGGCCTGATGGTTCCCTCGGCTGGCTACACGTTCACTTGGAACGAACTGGACAATGCGTCGGGCTATGGCATCGACATCCGTTCGTATACGGGTGACTTCCTGCGCGTTCAGGGCATTGCCGAAATGCTCGAAGCCAACATGGCGTATGCCCACAAGGTCGTTGCTGCCGAAATGGGTGCCTTCTTCGCGACCATCGTCGCCTAATCTGGGAGGATAGCATGGCCCGACACAGTGCTATCCCTTTCCAGTTCGACCGCCCCGTGTTTGTGAAAATCCCAATCCAAGCACGGGGTCGCGTCTGGGAAGTGGACTCAGTATTCAAATGGAAAGAAATGCAGATGGATGCCCATCGTATCATTACGATGTATAACCAAGGCTTTCTTTACCACGATGAGGAACTAGAGGCTTCTGTTGACAATACCAAGATTGGTGATGGTCTTGACGATCTGGACATTGAATCGCTTCATGTGATGGTGAAGAAATACAATGCTGTTGTCAAAGAGAAGGCCAAGACCCAAAAAGAGTATGAGCACCGGAAGTGCAAGTTCAGTTCGATCAAGGCTCGTCAGATTGGTATCATCCGTAACTGGCGACACACGTTCAGCAAAGAATATGGTGTATAGGTGTTGAGATGGCTTGGAGTTACAATGCTAGTGATTTGAATACCACGGCTGCTTCAGGCCGTCTCAATTCCGTTCGTCTTCTTGTTGGTGATACCGATACGAATGACCAACTCTTGCAGGATGAAGAAATCTTCTTCGGTCTGTCGCAGAACGGAAACAATGTCTACTACGCTGCTGCTTGGTCTTGTCGTCTTGTGGCAGCTAAGTTCTCCCGTCTGGTTGACACTCAACTGGATGGTGCTCTGCAAGCCTCCTACAGCGACCGTAGCAAGCAATACACGCTCTTGGCTACCCAGATGGAGGCTCTCGGTAAGCGGACCTCTGGGCGCGCTCTGGGCGTCTCTGCGGGGGGTATCTCTCAAGCGGCTATGGGCGTTGCAAATGCCAACACGGATCGAGTTGCTCCGCAGTTCGCTGTCAATCAGTTTGACAACCCGGAGGCAGGGGAAAGCTATCTCCCTGATTACGAGTAATGGCTTTTGATCCTAATACACTCCGCTCGCTGATTAAAGAGCATGGTAGGACGGTCACTCTTCGTAAGAGGGCTATGACTGCCTACTCTGCTGCCACTGGAACATTGACCACCACCAACACGGATTACAGCGTCAGGGCTTACTTCTACGACTACACGCCAGACATGATTGATGAGAACAACATCCTTCGTGGTGATCGTCGTGTGGTTCTATCAGATAAGCTGGTGAATGGCAATACGACACCTGCTCCTGATAGCACTGACCAGATCATTGGTGAAGGTGATACGGTCAACATCGTCAAGGTGAGTGAAATCAAGTCTGCCAACAATGTGATGTGCTACCTCCTTCAAGTGAGGGACTGATATGCAGATTGGTATCTCTCAGCTTGTCAAACGGGTTGAAACCCAACTCAATGAAGTCAGGGATGTGTTTCTTGAGAAGATGGCTGAGAAAGCCATAATGATCTCCCCTGTAGACACTGGTGCCTATGTGACTTCATTCACAGTTACAACGATCTCAGGCGGCGGTCGATCCAAAACATCTCATGGCAAACCTCGTGGACAAGATGCAGAAGCCAAGAAAAGTGAAGCCTTCGATCAGGTCTTGGGAGATATTGCTGCCCTACCGTTGGATGTCACCAAGGTTTACCTGACCAATAGGGCACCCCATGCCAAAGCTGTAGAAGATGACCACGGATATGGTGTCTTTGGCGTTGTTAGAAACGTGGCTTCATATCTTCTTGATGAGGCTGTGTCAGAAGTGAGGTTCAGAGAATGAGCATTATGAATGACATCAGAGCCTGTCTGGATAACCACCTTGCCACAACTACTGGACTTCCTGCTATTGCTTTCCAGAACGTCCCTTACCAACAGGTGACTGGAACTCCCTATATCAAGGCTACGATGGTCCCTACCCTTCGTCGTCCTGCTACGAGAGGGCTTAACCCTCAACAACTATACCAAGGTCTGTATCGTTTGATTGTCTGCACTCCTGAAAATGTAGGTCCGGGTGCTAATTATGACATTGTTGATGCAGTCCTAGCAAGATTTGATGCCACGACAGACATCTCCTACAATGGATATATCGTCTCTGTCGATTATGCAGAGGTAGGAACCAGCTACCTTGATTCACCATTCTACTGCACCCCAGTCAATGTAGGCTGGTATATCTATCGCTCATAAGGAGATAACCTATGGCTTTTTCGCAAGGTAGTCGTTCCGGCCTTTCGTATGTTGTCGAATCGGTTTTCGGCACTACACCTGTTGGTCCGTCGCTAATTCAACTCCCCTACACCACTCATTCGCTCAATCTGACCAAAGAGCGTGTTCAGGGGAATGATATTCAACCCGACCGTATGATCCGCACGGATCGTCATGGCAACCGCACCTCGGCTGGTGACATCACTGTTGACCTTCGTAAAGGTGACTATGATCCCTTCTTTGAGAGTGCCTTCTTCAATTCTTGGAATGCCAACGTTCTCAAGATCGGCACCACCCCGAAGTTCTTTTCGATTGAAGATGCGGCTGCGGACATCACTCAGTTTCGTCTTTTCACTGGTATGGCTGTCTCCTCGATGGCTGTCTCGATCCGTCCGAACCAGATGGTGACTTGCACCCTCTCGATGGTTGGCAAGGACATGTCTATCAGCGGAACTTCGGTTGATGCTACGAAGACTGCTTCCTCGACCAATGCTCCGTTTGATGCCTATTCGGGTGCTCTTGAGATCGGTAATGCTGGTGGTGCTCTTTCGTCCATTGCTACGGTGACTGGCCTTGATTTCACCCTGTCGAACAGCCTTGCTCCTACCTTCGTTGTTGGTGCCTCTACGACCCCGCAGCTTGAGTTTGGCATGGCGACTGTCGAAGGAACGATCACCGCTTACTTCGAGGATGCTGCGCTTGTCAATCGCTTCCTGAACGAGACCGAGACGGCTCTTGAGGTTGAAGTGGATGACCCGACTGGCTCGAACCCCTATACCTTCCTCTTCCCGCGTATCAAGATCAACGGCGCTGATATCCCGGTTGACAACCCTCAATCGCGTATCATCACCCTGCCCTTCGTTGCTATCTATGATACCACGGAAGCTACGTCCCTGAAACTCACTCGGACGAATCCGTAATCCCCGAAAGGGGTAGGCAGGGGTTGGTTGTCGGGGCCGCTCCTGCCGCTTATATACAAACACCCGACACTTAACAAGGAACACCCGACATGGACCTTCTCGACCTTAAACCGAAATCTGACACTATCGAAGTTATCCTTAATCACCCTGCAACTCTAGAGCCTATCCTCAAAGCAGATGGCACTGAGATGTCTATCACCGTCTATGCACCCCATTCCAAGGTGTATAAGGACGCTCTCCACGAACAAACCAATCGTCGTCTACAGAAGGCACAGAAGACCAAGAAGTTCTCAATGACCTCCGAAGAGGTTGAGCAATCTTCTCTGGAAGTGCTGGCTCGTGTCACGAAGGAATGGGATATTGTTCTTGGTGGTAAGACCCCCAAGTTGGACATCCAATCTGCTACGGAACTCTACAGGGACTATCCTTGGATCAAGGATCAGGTCGAGGAGGCCGTCAACGATAATGCTTCTTTTTTGAAAGCCTGATTGTCGAATTGGAAGAGTTCGCTGAGCATGAGTTCAAGCTGAACATTCCCGACAAGGATGGCATTTCAAAAAGAGATCATCTTGAGCAAGTAGAAAGGCAGACTGGATTGAGACCGAAAGAACTGGATGGACCGTTGTTTCCAGAACTTCTCGCTCATATCTGGTCTGCCTTTCATGTTTTGAACAGTGCAAGAACTGTTGGGTTTAGTGGGCCTAACCCTATCACATACGGTGATATAAAGGCTTGGATGGAATTGACTGAGACACCACTTACTGCCTTCGAGGTAGAAGCCATTAGGAAGTTGGACAAGGTTTATATGAGGGCTGTAAATGACTGATCTCGCAACAATCCGTATTCCTGTCGATTCCTCTGATATGGTTAAAGCCGTTCAAGATACTCGTCGTCTTGAGAGAGAAATCAAAATCCTCTTTGGGGCTTTTCAAAGTGGCGCTATCGGCTCGAAACAGTTTAACTCTGGCCTCCTCCAACTCAAGAGAGAGTTCCAAGGTCTGTTTAACAATAGCCAACAGGCTACCTCTAGAGTGCGTGGGTTTGCTAAAGCCTTGAAAGAGGCAGATGTAGAAGCTAGGAAAATCACCGAACAGAGGCTAGAACAAAAACTCAGGGACCAAGCTAGGGCTTTTGGTGAACTTGTTACTCAAGTCAACACCTATAAGACTGCAAACAAGTCTGCCTCTGATTCTGCCGCAGTCTTTGTAAAAGTTCTTCGTGAACAAGAGGCCCAAGCTGCTAAAGTTGCCAGAGCCAATCT